TTCTTCGGTACGCTCTGCCTTCGATTGGGGGCAGAGTTTACCGAAGACATTCCAACAGCAGGAACGAACGGCGAGAAATTGCTAATCAACCCCACATTCTTTCTCAAGCAAACTGCTGAGCAAAGAGTTGGTTTACTTGCTCACGAAGTTATGCACTGCGTTTACATGCATGTACTTCGTCTTAACGAGCGTGACCCATTTCTTTGGAATGTGGCTGGCGATTACGTAATCAATCTAGTCGTTACTGATGCTGGCATGATATTGCCCGAAGGTGGACTGCTTGATGAAAAGTATCGTGATATGACTGCAGATGAAATTTACACCACCCTGCAACAGAATGGTGGTGCAGAAGCATTGTCTGGAGCCAATCTATCTGCTTTTGATGGTACTTGTGTACAACCTAATCCGGGATTGACAGACACTGGTTCACAAAGTAAACACGAAGCAGATATGCGTGTTGCAGTGCAACAAGCCGCTGAAACTGCTAAAGCACAAGGTAAACTACCCGGTAGCTTATCTAAGCTTATCGATGACATTGTGTCACCAAAAGTTAATTGGAAGCAAAAGCTTGCACGATTCTTGAAGAGTAATAACAAATCAGATTACAGCTGGCAAAAACCTAATCGTAGGTTCGTTGCTAATGGCTTGTATCTGCCTAGTTTGTATTCACCATGTATTGAAGAGATTGGTGTCATTGTTGACACTTCTGGCTCTCGTACTGATGAAGAACTCAATCAAGATCTAGGCGAAATATCTTCTATGTTGGTTGATGCTAATGTAGAAAATGTTCGCTTTATGCAAGCAGATACAGACGTGACTGACGAGCAGACATTCACTCGTGAATCAATGCCTTTGAGAGTCACAATGAAAGGACGTGGTGGTACAGCCTTTGGGCCAGCCATTGCAGAAATGGCAGAGAAATATCCTAGTGTCTCCTGCCTAATATACTTAACTGATTTGGAGTCAAATGACTTTGGAGAACAACCACATTTTCCAGTTGTTTGGATTACAAATAGTGCTACAGATGCACCCTATGGAGAAGTTATTGAAATACATTAAACAATACGCGAAAGAGTACGGCGTTTCAGTACTCATTGGTAGTGTGATTATGTTCAGCTTACTTGCAGTAGCTAGTTCTTTTCACACATTTCTTATATTACTAGGCACTCTGTTGTTTACTGCAACAGTGGTGTTTATCCTATGGAGGATTACAGACTATGACTAGTTCAGTTGTTACCGCAGTTACTACTGCATTATGGATACTTATTGAAGTTATTCAATTCGGCTATATGGCTTATTTATTTTGGAGGAATAGAAACAATGTTGCTAATCGGAATCTTCAGCGCGCTGGGTCTGCTTTTGCTAGCGCTTAAAGCTGGTGGTCGTAAGACCATCGGTCATGATATTTTTGTCGATGTACTTATCACCTTTACTCTAATGGTTGCTTTCTATGGCACATTCAGTGGTATGGCAAGTGCTATGGTTGGTGGTCTTGTAGCATCTATTGTACTATTTGTACTCAAGAAAACTATGGTACATGAAAAGCTAAAGTTCAAAACTAAAGAAGTAAAAGTATTTAACTTTGTTCTAAAGCGTCCTACTGCTGAGTGGGAACGACATGAGCCAGATTGGAGAAGCTAAAAAATGAGCAAACTAAATCGTAAAGCAAAAGAATGGGAAGAATGGCATGGTAAATGGTTAAGAAATACTCTTAATCAATTTTTTGATGAGTACTCTGTAAAGACTATAAAATCAGAAATACTTCGATACATTCTTGAAGACGATGCTAATCATGAAGATGTAGTACATCTTTTGTTTTACGAATCCGTCAAAGATTACATGAAGGATAAAGCTAAAGGTTCAGGTATTTCAACTTGGACTGATACTGTACCTAGCCCTGCAACTATTGATACAATATTCGAGTTAGATATATCACTAGTTGAGGAACTGTATGAGACGTTTTATGAACACTACGGAATATAAAGAGTTTGCTTTAAAAATGTATATATTAAATTGTTCGGAAAGGAGAGCGTATGGTATGGAACATTACCCTACTTTTGAAGAGTACGAACAAAAAAATAAGAATTTCTTGAAAAAGAAATATCGTAACAGTTAGTTGATACAACCACCTGTGGAACCCAGTGCTCTAGAGGTCCGAGAGAAGCAGACGACTTCCTAAGAATCGATGCAAGATAAGCGTTGATGTATTCAACGAAACTTTTTAAGTTTATACTTATGATTTTAAGCGGGTCAGAGACCAAGCTAACTGTTACGAACCAATTAAGGAATAATTATGGATAATGTAAATCAACCCCCACATTACAACACTGGAGAAGTTGAGTGCATACAAGCTATTCAAGCTTCGATGACTACTAGACAATTCCAAGGCTACTTAAAAGGTAACATCATAAAATACATATGGCGTTATGAATACAAGAACCAAAAAGAAGACTTGCAAAAAGCCCAATGGTATTTAGCAAGACTACTACAAACTTATGACTATGAAGGAGAAAATCATGAGCAAAAATCAACACCGATATAACAATGCTACTTCAAGGTGGTGTGATGCAAACAGCGTACCGTATCAGAGAAACGGTTTTTTGTTTGGCCCTACCACTGTTGAAGACCAAGTAACAGGTAATACTTTTCAAACTATACGTGGTATTCATGACTTACCTGAAGGCATAAAAGCCGAACAGATATTCAACGAAGGCGACTGGTTAGTTGCTGAATACCAACAAGGTTACATTCGTTGTAAAGTCACTGGCTTTTCACCACGTGCTGGTAATCTTATTGTTGATCGTTATTACAACGATGCATGGAAACAGATAATACCTGACGCGCCTCGTCATGTTTTTGAACGACATATTCAATATGTCCGACAAAACGGTAACACTTGGTGTTTCGGCACAGTGCGTTGGCTTACTCATTCTACAAAGCCTGTAGTTGATGCCCAAGCTTCAGGACATACTGTAAAACCATGGGCATGGTTTGCTGTACCAAAAGAATCTGTATTTAAACTTAATTTATTAGGAGTATCAATATGAATATATTTGCTGTAAATGACGATCCAAGACTGGCTGCACTAGAACTGCCAGATAAACTTGTACCAAAAATGATTGTGGAATCTGCACAAATGTTGTCAACTGCACATCGCGTGCTTGATGGCGATGAAAGAGCAGACATTTTGGGTTTGTATAAAAAAGCATATGAAAACCACCCTTCAACAATCTGGGTACGAGAAGATGCAATGAACTATTGGTGGTTGTGGATGCATGCACTAACACTTTGTGAAGAATACAAATGGCGATTTACAGATGAAGGCGGTATTGGTATGCATAAGACTGTACCCATAATACACGCTTTACAAGAGTTGCCACTTAACATTCCAGCTAACAAAGATACTAATTATGAAGTACTAGCTGACTTACCTTTATGTATGCCTGACCAATACAAAGAATCTGGTCACAGTAATTATCATCAATATTATGCTGTAGAGTCTTATCAAAAGTTTGTTACACAAGACAAGCCTTACATGCAGGATGTATTCAAAGCTTATACTCGTGCAATACAAAAGAAACAAGCCAACAAAGACCACTACAGTGATTCGTCTGAAATAGATTACCCACCACAATGGGTAACTAGAAATGCTACACCAGAGCAGAAAAAACACATTGACTTACACAAATTAATGAATCCGGAGAGTGCAATATGAAAATTAAAAAAGCAATAGCTGTTGTAGATGATTTAATTACTTGCGAAATGGAATGGTCTGATAACAAAAAAATGAAGAAAGAACTTCAAAAAGCATGGAATAAAATTCAAGAGGTTTGTGATGACAAAAAGGTATAAAGGTTTTAATCTTCTAAAAGCTAATGCAGAGATTGAAGATTTACCAAAAGATTCTAGAACTGCTAGAAGACTAAAAAAGAAACAACAAAGTAAGAAAAACGGAACACTTACACCAGAACAACTGCAACGTATTAATGTTGCATTAAAACGAAGAGGTAAACTTTGAGTGAAACAATAACATCTATCTCAGAAGCTGTAAAAATTGTAGAAACATTTATACAAGATATGGCTGACGATAAATTAGATACTGGTGACAAAGAAAAGTTAGCAGAAGCTGAACAGCTCTTTGCCAAACTAGAACACGCTATGCGTATAATCAAGAACCGACTATGAAGACCAATATATCAATTGAACTAACGAACGATGAACGAATGAACCTTGGACAAAAGTTCTATAATAAAAAACGCATGATAACTCGTGCCGACCTTAACCATATAGTTAAGAAATTTATAGGCGACGTCCTAGAAGCTACACCCCCCACCCCTAAACAGGTTGATGAAGACCCTTTGCTAGCCAAAGAATGGTCAAGTCTAACCCAATTAAAAAACTATTTGGAAAAAGAAACTCAAGTAGAAATACTAGAGTTCAATGGTTTTGAACTTATTGTGCAGGACAATGAATACACACACATATACACACTGGGTGATCGTCTGTACAAAAAGAAAAAGGGCCTACCGAAGTAAGCCCTTTTTACACTTCATTGATACTAGGAGAAAATCAACTCCTAATAGTGTATGTCATGTTTATGCTATTGTCTAGCTAACTTAGGATACGTATACCCAAAGTTCGATGGTACCTGTACCACCACCAGCTGGACCAGCTTGTACTGTGATGTCAATTGTGTCATCTGCTGAGTATGCATACGGTGCAAAAGCTGCATCTGTTTTGTCTACGCCACCAGCTTGTCCACTTGTAGAACCATCAATGATTCTGTCAGTGTCACCACCGTCGCCGACATCAAGAACTAGCGTTGTGCCTGTATCAAGATCGTCCACTTTAAGAACGACATCGTGTACAGTTTCACCAGCAAACACGTCAACCATTTGAATTACATCACTTGTTGCTACAGCAGTAGTAGCTTCAAACTTTGCATACCTAACACCTAGTTGCCCAGATGGAAAAGGTTTGAAAGATGAGTTACCACTTACTACATCTGAAGTATAAGTTGCCATAATATTACCTTTAATATTAGTAGGGTGCACAGCACCAG